TGCCACCACCCGCGCTAAACGTAAAGCTACTAAGGCAGGTAAGCAGGTCTCAAAGCAGCCTAAGAAGATAGCTAAGAAAACAAGAAAATACAGAAAGACACGGTAAAAAATGCCTGTACTCAATGGCGGGTCAAAGTTTGTTACTCACGCAACGGCCCTAACAACTACCAGTGACACGGATGTATATGTTGTACCAAACAACTTTTCATCACACGTAGAACATTTATTGATTGGCAACAACGACTCAAGTAACAGAAACTACACTCTCAAATACTACGAGGCAGATATTGCCACTACGCACACGCTGTTTTCAGGACATGCAGTGACTGGCAAAGGTAATGAGTCAATTTTCACTGTAGACAAGCCTCTCTATATTCACGAAGGCGACAAGATTATCGTAGCAGCAGACACAGCCAACACCTTAACAGTCGTCGTTGCTGCCGAAGAATTTTACGAACCTCACAGGTAAGCTATGAATTATCTCCAACTTTGCAATGCTGTTCTCCGGGAGATCAACGAAGTCGAGATCACCAATGTGACTTCGACACGTGGCATTCAGACATCTGTTGCCGACTTCATCAACAAAGCGCAGCGAGACATTATCAATTCGGAGATTGAGTGGCCCTTTACGGTTGTAAACCAATCGTTTACTACCACAGCGGGTACAGCAGAGTATAATCGTGAGTCGGATGCCAAAACTGTGGACTACGACAGTTTCACGATTCAAGAGTCCGCTGACACTGCAGAACGCAAACTTAAGTATATCTCGTTCAATGAGTACCTTGAGCAGCGCAACGAGGCAGACACCAATCCGAACGTCAGTACCCGTTCCCTGTCAGAATATGTGTATACTACACCGGACAACAAGATTGGCCTGTCGCCTGTGCCGGATAAGTCAACCTACATCGTTCGTTACTACTACTATCAAACAACGACAGACATGGCTGTGAACACGGACACACCGATTATTCCAGAACGTTTTCACGACGTAATTACCAATCGCGCACGGTATTACGCACACATGCTCCGCTCGGACGTACAGTTCTCGCAGCTTGCATCTCGTGACTACGCAGAGGGTTTGACTCGAATGCGTGTTGAACTTATCAACCGTAAGGATTACATGAGAGCCGTCTAATGCCAGATACTTCGCTACTCAGTCCCTATGTTGTGAAGCTAGATGGCGGACTAATTCTCAACCGAGACTCCTTCTCTATGCCTCCCGGCGCGGCTCTTGAACTTGTCAACTTTGAGCCGGATATTTCGGGCGGCTACCGTCGTATCAATGGCTTTTCTAAGTACAATTCAAACCTTGTGCCGCAAACAAGCGCACCTACGGAAAAGGTTCTTGGCGTAGCAATATACAAAGGCAACATCATTGCTGCACGGGGAGAAAAGGTATTCAAGGGTGGTACGACTGGTTCATGGACTGCTATCCAGACAGGACGCACCAATGCAGAGCGATACAGTTTTGTTGTCTACAATTTTGACAACACAGAAAAGATAATCTACGTCGATGGTGTAAACAACGCTGCAATATTCGACAACTCTTCTGTAACTGCCGTAAGCACAACTAACGCACCCGCTGATCCGTCTACGGTGGCCCTTCACAAAAACCACATGTTCTTTGCTGGTATGTCGTCAAATCCGCAAGAGATTGTATTTTCCGCACCGTTTAGCGAAACAGACTTCTCTACGGCAAACGGTGCTGGGTCTATCCGAGTTGATAGTGCAATTGTACAGCTAGTTACGTTTCGTAATTCTTTGTTCATTTTCTGCGAAGACCAAATTTATCAGCTTACGGGAGCGTCAGTTGCAGACTTTCAACTGCAGCCTGTAACACGTCGCATTGGTTGCGTTAGTCAGCACAGCATTCAAGAACTCGGTGGTGACATTATCTACCTTGCCCCAGACGGACTTCGTACTCTTGCTGGTACAGCTCGTATCGGAGATGTAGAACTCGGCACTGTATCAAAGCAGATACAGGACAGGTTGCTACTTACTAACATCAGTCTCGACAGAATCTCCTCAACTGTTATCCGCAACAAGAGTCAGTACCGCATCTTTTTTTCTGCGGACTCTACCATAGAAACGGGAGCAAAGGGCGTATCCGCTGTCCTAAAGCAGTCCCTAGAGGGCGGAAACATGGGCTTTGAGTATGCCGACTTGCAGGGTATCAAACCTGCCTGTATGGCTTCTGGTTTTATAGATAACACCGAAACAATCATTCACGGTGGTCACGATGGATACGTATACAAGCATGACGACGGCAACACTTTTGATGGCACTGCTATACCCGCACGTTATCGCTCCCCTGACTTGAATATGGGAGATGCAGGTATTCGCAAGATGATGCAGCGAATAATTTGGAACTACGAACACGAAGGCAGTATGAGTTCCAAATTTCGTATTCGTTACGATTTTCTTTCAAGCACTACGCCCCAACCTTCGGAATATGATCTGGTTACAGGGGGTAGTGCGGCAATCTACGCTGACCCAGTTAGTAAATATGGCACTGCAGTATACGGATCGTCAGGCGCACCGTTGGTACGTCAGTCCGTAGAAGGCGGCGGATTTACGGTGGGCGTACGAGTTGATGACAGAAGCGGTCTCGCACCCTTTTCACTAAAGGGCTATCAACTTGAATTTACTCCGGGAGGGAGACGATAAATGGCAGGATATTCCGCACGACAGTCAACCTATGTTGATGGTGACGTTATTGATGCAGCAGATTCTAACGATGAATTTAACCAGATTCTTGCAGCCTTTAACAACTCTAGTGGTCACAAGCACGACGGAACGGCTGGTGAGGGTGGAGTTATTGGAATCATTGGTGATCCGGGCGAGACTACACCTCTCAACAAGGTCGTTATTGACAACCCTAACAATCAGATCGAGTTCTCGATTGACGTATCTAGTTCGTCTGTGGAACAGCTTATTATCAAGGACGGTGTGATTGAGCCGACAACTGACAACGACATCGATCTGGGATCGTCAAGCAAGCAGTTCAAAGACTTGTTTATCGACGGCACTGCAAACATCGACAGCCTCGTAGCTGACACGGCAGACATCAACGGTGGTACGATTGATGGTACTGTAATTGGTGGCACCACCGCTGCCGCAGGAAATTTTACAACTGTTAATTCATCTGGTGCTATGGTTGCTACTGGCGGTTTTCAGGGTGTCTTGACAGGTAGCGTACTAGGCAACACAACCATAACCACTGGCACCTCTACATTTAACAATGTTACAGCCAATGGAACAGTACAATACGGCAGTCTGTCTGATGGCACAATTACAATTACGGCGTTTGTTGACGAAGACAATATGGCTTCGAACTCTGCTACACTTGTACCTACACAGCAATCGGTAAAAGCGTATGTCGATTCTCAACTCACGGCACAAGACCTTGATTTCCAAGGTGACTCTGGTGGAGCATTATCTATCGACCTTGACAGTGAGACTCTAGACATTGCTGGTGGTACAGGCATTGATACCAGTGGCTCTGGCAATACTCTTACTGTTGCTATTGATAGCACCGTAGCTACGCTGGCAGGTTCGCAGACACTTACCAACAAGACTCTAACTGCTCCCGTCATTTCAACTATTTCGAATACAGGCACGATCACGCTGCCGACCAGCACTGACACACTTGTTGGTCGCGCCACTACAGACACACTGACCAACAAGACGCTCACGTCGCCTACCGTCACCACCGCCACACTTAACGGTGCAGTGAGCGGTACGTCTATCAAAGACGAAGACGACATGACTTCAAACAGTGCGTCTCACCTCGCAACTCAGCAGTCGATCAAGGCGTACGTCGATGCGCAGATTACTGCTGAAGACCTCGACGTTACGACGGACTCGGGTACGATTGCTATCGATCTTGATTCCGAGACGCTAACGATTGCAGGGGGCACAGGTCTCGGCTCTAGTGCAACGGGTAACACTGTTACGCTTGCTATCGACAGCACAGTTACCACACTGACGGGCACACAGACCCTGACTAACAAAACATTGACCAGCCCAACTATCAATGGCGGCTCTTTGTCTAGTGCTGTCACCGCCACAACACAGGCTGCTGGCACAAACAATACCACTATTGCAACCACCGCTTTTGCGCAGACTGCAGCATCGAATGAAGCTGTTGCTTTGGCCATTGCTCTGGGTTGACAAGTTGCAAAAAATATTCTATAATATATTCAAAGAGAGGTAGCTATGGCAAACGCATTTAAACTCGTCACTGACACTGGTGTAGGCACATCTGCTGCTACTGTACACACCGGGGCATCGGCAACTGAAACCACCATCATTGGCCTCACTGTTGCCAACATCGTGTCCTCACAGATTGAGGTAGATGTGCAGGTTGAGAACAATGACG